ATTAATGAAGGATTAAATGCAGAAGAGGACTATGATGCTTTTTATGAAGCAGAAGAAAAATATGCAGAATGGTTAAGAGAAAATGGTGATTTAAACAAAGCTTCATTTAATCTTTATTTTCCAGATTGTGTCCAATATGCTTATATAGGTCCAAAAGATTTAGATTTAGCACAACGTATGATTAAAGCAGGGACAAGTGATAGAAAATTTATGCGTCAAATTTTTGTTTCTGTTGATATTACCGCACCGTTATATTGGTGGAAAGAGTTTGATACATATAAAATAGGTACAGTAGCTAATAGTACTTCAACAATGCATAAATTAGCATCCACTCCAATTACTTTTGATTGTTTTGAAATGGATGACTTTGAAAATTTAAGAGTTTATGATAATGAACCATATAATATAGATACTTTTGTTACAGATATTTGGGATGATATTATTGGATATTGTGAAACTCTTAGACTAAGATATAATGAAACTAAAGATAAAAAATACTGGAAAGAATTAATTAGAATACTTCCTGAAGCATGGTTGCAAACTCGAACTATAACTCTTAACTATGAAGTATTACGAAATATTTATTTCCAACGTCGTTATCATAAATTAACAGAATGGCATAGATTCTGTGAATGGATAGAGTCACTTCCGTATGGTAAAGAATTAATTACTTATGAAGGATGATTTGAAAAATTAAAAAAATTATTATATAATAAATTATAAGAATTAAATAAGAGGTAAAAAATATGAAAAATAAGATGAATCGAGAAATTTTGGAAGGCAGACTTTATGATTTTGATTTAACAAAAAAGACTGTAAAGAATCAGGCTTCTAATTATTATGGACAGGAGTTTTGGTCAGGTACAATTCATATTGCAACTGACGAAGCAGGTCTAAATGTTATTCCTGTACATTATACTTTCGTGCTTCCTACTTTTGGAAATGGTAAGGCAGATTCAAGATTCTCTGCATTTGAGAAGATTACAACAGAGAATAAAGCATGGGTAAGAGAAGGTGTTGGTAAGGAAAACGCAGAAAAAATTAGACTTACTCCTTCCGGTGACTTGAATGATTTTTATATGGTAAATGATGATAGAGCGGTTTCTGCTCAGAGAAATGAAGGTGGTTTTATCACATTTATTAAGGAACTTGCTCCAGAAGGAACTTCAAGAAATAAGTTCACCTATGATATGATTATTAATAAGGTAACTGTTGTTGAACCTAAAGAAGGAACAGATGATGTTCTTCATGCAAGGATTCATGGAGTTATTTTTAACTTTAGAGAAGCTATCCTTCCTTGGGACTTGATTGCTTATAATCCAAAGGCAATTGAATATTTTGAGGGACTTGGAGTTTCAAATGCAAATCCTATTTATACTCAGGTATGGGGTAGTATTAAAAATACTACTATCAGAGTAGAAAAGGAAGTTGAAAATGCTTGGGGAGAACCTATGGTTGAGTACTCTGAGAGAACTCGTAGAGAATGGGTAATTGAAGGTTCTAAGCCTCAGCTTTATGATTTTACAGATGAAGATAGAGCAGACCTTCAGAAAAAGATTGCTGATAGAAATATTCATCTTGAGGAAATAAAGAGTGCGGCCATCGCATATGCAAATAGCCAGAAGAACGCTATTCAGTCTACCCCAACTCCTAATACAATGGCAGGTCCTTTATCTAATATCCCTATGGGAGATTTTAATGACTTTTAATTAATAGGCAAGCGGTTTAACCGCTTGCCATTTTAAACTATGAGTATGGAAAAAGAAAATAGTGAGGTATAAAAATGGCAATTGATTTAATGAAAATTTAGCCCCATAAAGTAAGTAGAGATTTAAGTGGATATATTACTTATTTATATGGGCCAGGTAAAATTGGAAAAACAACTTTTGGCTCACAAATGCCAGGAGCTTTACTTTTAGCATTTGAAAAAGGATATAATGCAATTCCTAATATTTAGGCACAGGACGTTTCTACATGGTCTGAAATGAAACAGATTTTAAGACAGTTAAAAAGACCAGAAGTAAAAGAAAGATTCCAGTCAATTATTATAGATACTATCGATATTGCAGCGGCCGCCTGTGAAAAATATATTATAGACCAGAATAATGTAGATACATTAAACCAGATACCTTATGGTCAAGGTTGGGTTCAGGTAAAAAGAGAACTTGAAAGTACCTTCAGAGCTGTAACACAGCTAGGGTATGCTGTTTTATTTATATCACATGATAAAGACAAGACTTTCAAAAGACAAGATGGAACAGAATATAATCAAGTTGTACCTACATTAAGCAATAGCTATAATGAAATTATAAAAAATATGGTTGACATATATGGATATGCTCATCTTATTGTAAAAGAGGGTGTGCCTGTTAGAGTCCTTACTTTAAGGTCTTTTGATGGAACAATTGATTGCGGTTCACGTTTCAGATATATGGAACCTGAAGTTAAGTTTTCATATAATTCATTAGTTGACGCTTTAAATAGAGCAATTGATGAAGAAGCAAAACGAGCTGGTAAAGAATTTATTACAGATGAAAGAAATACATCAACATCTTATGAAGAACTTGATTTTGATGCTCTCTATAAAGAATGTTCAGAATTGTTAAAGTCTATCCCATCTGAGAAAAAAGATTACTACCGTCCTAGAATTGAAGAAATTATTGGACGTAATCTGGGTAAAGGAAAAAAGATTTCTCAAATCACAAGAAATCAAGTCGAGCAGTTATCATTAATTGTATATGATTTAAGAGAATTATTTGAAGAGGAAGTCAAGGAGTAATCTCCTTGACTTCTTATTTTTTTTATGATATAATAAAATATATGAATAAAAAGGAAAAATTAAAATGATACCTGTTAAATGTTTACTTTGTAATAAAAATTTCGATAGAGAAAAGATTCCTTTCGTAAAAATAGGAAATAGATATGTACATGAAAAATGTGCATTGGCAAATCCTAAAAAAACAAAAGAACTATTTGACCGTGAAGATTTTTTTGCTTGTGTTAAAATCATTTATGGACCTAAATATGAATATCAAATGATAAATAAACAGGCAGAGAATTTTATTAAAACATATGGATATACTTGGTATGGAATGACAAAAAGTTTACAATGGTTTTATTTTATAAATAATGGCACAACAGAAAAAAGTAACGATGGAGTAGGTATTATTCCATATGTTTATGATAGAGCTAAAGAATATTATAAAGAAATTGATGCTACACAAAAGAAGAATGAAAAGATAGAGTTGCGGCAGCCGGTTATCGAGGTTAAGACTAAGTCTCCCCGCGCATGGAAGCAACCGCCGCGTATGTTTGATTGGGAGGATGATGAATGAAAATTGTTAAACATGGCTCAAACAAGCAATATTATTTTATATGTGTTCATTGTGGTTGTGAATTTACTATGACATACTATGAAATACAAAAAGATTTAGAACTTTCAAAACCCCCTCTTATGGCTTACTGTCCAGAGTGTGGAAAAAAAGTAATAGGAGGAATTAGTGTAACATGAGTAAAATAAGATATGTAGATATTCCTGCTATTGTGCAGGTTATAGGGTGTGTTTATCGAAATCCTGGTCTTATAGATGATGAAAGATATAGTTTTACCGCAGAGGACTTTACAGAAGATTTACATAAAGTTGTATTTGGTGCAATTTATAATCTTCATAATCTTGGTGTAGAAAAAATTACAACTTCAGTAATAGAAGACTATCTTCAACAAAAGCCTAAGAAGATGGCAGTATATAAAAATTATGATGGTACTGGTTATTTAACTAAAGCTGTCGCTATTTGCCAGCCTGATGCTTTTAATTATTATTATCATAAAATGAAGAAGATGACACTTCTTCGTATGTATAATGAAAGAGCTGGTCTTGATTTATCATGGTTATATGATATAAATAATATATTTGACCAAAAGAAAAAACAAAGACAAGAGGAATGGTTAGACAATACATCTGAAGAAGAAATTGCTGAAACTGTTGATAATAAAATAGAATATATTAAACTTAAATATCTTAATGGTGCTGTTGATGATATTATACAGGCGGGTGTTGGTAGTGACGACCTTTTAACCGAACTTCAAACAACTCCTGATGTAGGTTATCCTTTATATGGCAATCTCATTAATACCGTATTTAGAGGAGCTAGACTTGGTAAATTTTATCTGCGGTCCGCAGCTACAAACGTTGGTAAGTCCAGAGCTATGGTAGCAGATTGCTGTAACATAGCTTGTAATGAAATTTATGACTTAGAAAAAAGAGAATGGATTCAGAATGGAAATACAGTTGAACCTACTATTTATGTTATGACTGAACAGATTTTTAGTGAAGTTCAAACTATGATGTGGGCATTTTTATCTGGAGTACCTGAGGACCATATCTTGACAAATAGATATGAAGGTGATGAACTTGAGAGAGTTAAATATGCTATTGAAGTGATTAGAAAAAGTCCTTTATATTTGAAACAATTGCATGATTTTTCTTTACAGGATATTGAAAATGTTGTTAAACTTAGCGTTAGAAAATTTAACGTAAGATACTTTTTTCTTGATTATATTCATTCAAGTATGAAAATATTATCAGAAGTTAGTTCTAAAGCATCAGTTAAGAATTTAAGAGAAGATAATGTATTATTTATGATTAGCGTACGTCTTAAAGACTTGGCTACTGATAATGGTATCTTTATTTTATCGAGTACTCAGTTAAATGCAGATTATCAGCATGCTTCGGTTTATGACCAAAACTTATTAAGAGGTGCTAAAGCTATTGCAGATTGAATAATTGTAAAAATTTTTTATATTAAAGGTCAAACATCAATATTGTGCTTAAATCAATTTTTATATATTGACGAAAGGATAATTCCTTAATCAAAAAATATAAAGGAGATTTAAGATGAAAAAAATTACTTTTTCTAAAGAACAATTAGAATGGATTATTAATGAATATACTAATAACCATTTATCAATGCAAAAAATAGGTGAAAAATTAGGAGTATCAAAAAGTGTTATTTCACGAGTATTAAAAGAAAATAATATATAGATTAATAATGATAATCATAAATATAAAGCTGATTATGATAAATTTAAAGTTATTGATACACCTGAAAAAGCATATTGGTTAGGTTTTATTGCCGCAGATGGATGTTTATATGTTAGACCAGATGCTAAAAAAGCGGGGGCTTTTCTTTATATAAATATTCATAATAAAGACAAAGAGCATTTAGAAAAATTTAAAAAATTTATGAATAGTAATGTAGAAATTAAAGACACTATTCAAAATCAAGGATTTTCTAATAATACTCCTATGTCAAAAATTATTTTTAATTCTAATGTATTAGTAAATGATTGTATTAATAAAGGAGTAACCCCTAATAAAAGTTTAACTTTAAAACCTCCTATTATTCCAGAAGAATTTTATTTACCCTTTATTTTAGGTTATTTTGATGGAGATGGTTCTATCTTTTATTTAGAAAATGAAAAAATTTATGGAATAAATATTGTTGGTACAAAAGAGTTGCTTGAATGGATAAATAATCTTTTAAATATTTCAAATCATTTAGAGCAAAGAACAAAAACAGAAAAAAATACTTATTACATTAGATGTGGTGGTACAAATAAACCTTATCAAATTATGAAAAAATTATATAATAGCACAAATATACATTTAGACCGAAAATATAAAATATATAAACAATTAGAAACAGTCGTCTCTAGTAGAAATACTAGATGATTATTACTCCGAGAATTGCTGGAAAACCCTTAGAGCTATATAAACTACAACATAAGTATGAAATAAAACTAAGTGTGAATGTTAAAAATTATATAGATTGGGCAATCAGCAGCCGAGTTTCGAATAGAAAAAGGTTCAACGACTATCTGGTGGCGCAGAGTACATCTAATAAAGATGGAAGTACGGAGTACCTAAAAGATATAAAATATATCTCATGGTAAAGATATAGTCTACTCCATTATGAAAGTAATGGTATTAAGGAAAATTGATGCTGGTAGTATTATGTTACAACTAAATCAGCAAGATCATGATAATATTGATGAACTTGTAAATCAAAGAGGGTTAGAACAGCCTAATCTTAAAATTTCAATTTATAAAAATAGACGAGGTAAGTATAATCATATCTTACTTTGGTGTAAAGCGGAATTGGGGATTTGTAGAATTAATCCTATTTTTGCTACTGATTATAATTATCAGTTAATTGATATGGAAGATTTAAGGATTGTAATTAATGAGTAAAAAAATTTTTCGTAAACCTAGACCATCCCCTCCTAAATGGTTTTATTGGGATACCGATAATTGCTGGGATTGTAATTGTAATCATAATGGATGTAATGATTGTAAAAGGCTAAAAAAATTCAAAAAGAAAAAATATGAACCAAGGAATGAATCAAAAAGAATACTTAGAAAATATCAAGAATGATTTAACATTAGACCAAGTGTATCAATTACTTGTTGACCTGGGCGGAGAACCACAAATAATTAATAGTTCTTACCTCATTTCAAGGACCATATGCCATAACCCTCCAGGTCAAGGCTCATTTAAATTATATTATTATGATAATACAAAACTCTTTCGATGCTATACTCAGTGTGGAGATGCTTTTGATATATTCCAATTGATATTAAAAGTAAAACATTTAGCCAAAAGTAACATTACCTATTGGGCGAAAGGTGGAGAATTAAAAACTCGGCCATGGGATTTACCAGATGCTTTAAGCTACATTCTTACTTATTATGGCATCGAAGGAGAAAATGAAAATTTTTCAGAAGAACGATTAGAACTTCCTGATGAGAAATATACATCTGAAAAATTAAGAAAACAATCAATTAAATCAAATAAACAACAAACAGTTTCTTTGAAAAAATATAATGATTCTTTTTTAAAAAACTTTCCTCAACCTAGAATTTTGCCTTGGGAAAGAGAAGGTATAACACAAGATAGTATTATTAGCCATCATATTTATTATGACCCAATTAATCAAGGAATAGTAATTCCACATTATGATATTAATAATCAGCTTATTGGTATTCGAGAAAGAACTTTAATAAAAGAAAATGAGACTTATGGTAAATATAGACCTGCAATTATTTCTGGCCAAATGTATAATCACCCTTTAAGTTTTAACTTATACAATATTAATTTCTCAAAAGAGAATATAAGGAGAATGAAAAAGGTTATTGTATTTGAAGGAGAAAAATCTTGTCTTTTATTTAGTAGTTTCTTTGGAATTGAAAATGATATTAGCGTAGCGGTATGTGGAAGTAATTTAATTAATTATCAAGTTGAAATATTAAAATCACTTGGAGTTGAAGAAATTATAATTGCTTTTGATAAACAATATCAAGAGTATAAAGATAAAGAATATATTAAATGGGAAGAGAAACTGATAAATATATATAAGAAATATGGAGGATTTATCCAAATAAGTTTTATTTTAGATATAGATTCCTTATTAGGATATAAAGATTCTCCTATTGATAAAGGTCCCGATATTTTTCTTGAATTATTTAATAATAGAAAAAAACCTAGATAAGAGTTGTTCACTTGACAACTCTTATTTTTTTTATTATAATAGAAAAAACGAAGAATTGAAAGAAGGCAGAGATATGAGATATTAGCTAATAAAACCTATAAACTAGAATTATTCAGTTATTCAACAAATTTTAACAAATAGAAATATTCCAATTGATAAAATTAATAATTATTTATTTACAAGTGATGCGGACGTTGCTTCTCCCGAAGCTTTAGGCTAGAAAAAACTCCGATAGGCAGCTGCCGCATTAATTTCAACTATTTCAAAACAAGGCAGAACGTTAGTAGTAGTTGACTCAGACTGCGACGGTTTTACCAGTTCCGCTATTCTTATAAATTATTTACATGACTTTTTTCCTAATTGGGTAGAAACAAAACTTAATTATATATTCCATGAAGGTAAACAACATGGTTTAAATGACCATATATCAAATATATTAAAATAGAATTATGAACTTGTTATTGTTCCAGATGCAGGGTCTAATGATTCTGATGAATGTACTTGTTTATTTAAATAGGGAACAAAAATAATTGTATTAGACCACCATTTATGTGATATACAAAATCCTAATGCTATTGTTATTAATAATCAACTTTCGGACTATCCTAATAAAGATTTTTCAGGTGCGGGAGTTGTTTGGCAGTTTTGTAGATATTTAGATAAGTTATTAAAAGTATCAAATGCAGATAATTATTTAGACTTAGTTGCTCTTGGAAATTGTGCCGATATGATGTCTATGACTTCTATTGAAACAAAACATATTATTAATAAAGGTTTTCAAAATCTAAAGAATCCCTTCTTTGCTTCTCTTGCCAAGAAAAATGAATATTCTATGAAGAATAAAATTAATCATATGAGTGTAGCTTTCTATGTAGCTCCTTATGTAAATGCTATATGTAGAAGTGGAACAATAGAATAGAAAACATTAGTATTTAAATCAATGTTAAAACACTAGGCTTTCAAAGAGGTTTTATCTACTAAGCGAGGCCATTTACTTGGATAGAAAGAACAGTTAGTTGAACAGGCAATGCGAGTTGTTACTAATGTAAAAAACAGACAAACAAAAGCACAAGACACTGGATTAGCTATAATAGAAAAAATGATAGAAGAACAAGGCTTGTTAAAACACAAAGTTCTTTTATTTTTATTAGAACCTGGTCAAATAGATAAAAATATTGCTGGATTGATTGCTAATAAAATTATGGCTAAATATCAACGCCCAACGTGCATATTAACAAAAGAGGAAATACCTAAATATATTATTGACTTAGATCTTCCTCCATGGGAAAAACAACCTCTTCCATAGATTGTTACTATATATCAAGGCTCAGCAAGAGGATGTGAAAAAGTAGGAGTTCTTGATTTTAAAAGTATATGCGCGGCCACCGGTGTAACAATGTATTAGACTGGTCACCCAAATGCATTTGGATTAGGTATATTAGAATAGAATATTCCAGCTTTTATTCAGAAAACCGATGCCGCCTTAGTTGATATACAAGATGAAGCTGTTTATTATGTTGATTATATTTATGATGAAGATAATATTCAACCTATTGATATTTTAACTATTGCAGATATGTAGGATTTATGGGGCAAAGATATTGATGAACCTTATCTTTGTATAAAAGGAATTTGTATCAATTCCGATATGGTAACAGTATATAAGAAAAAAGATAATACACTTAAAATAACTTTATCTAATGGTATTAGTCTAATGAAATTTAAAGCTACTGATGAGTAGTGTGAAATGTTACAGAATAGTAATGGATATTATACGTTAGATGTTATAGGGAGAGCAAATAAAAATGAATGGATGGGTCATGTGAGTGCTCAGATATTTATTGAAGATTATGAAATTATTGATTATGAAGAAGGATGGTTTTAATCATATCGAGGTCGACATATATCATTAATCTGTTGGCGCGCGGACGACCGTGTTTCGGATTGAATTTGGCTTTTGGCCTTTTTCAATCCGAATTTGACTTTTTAAGATTTTTATGGTATAATTATAATATATGAAAAAAGGAGTTGAGAAATTATGGTATTAACGTTAAAGCAAGAACAAGGATTGAAAGAATGTATTGAAAGATATAAGAACGGAGAAAAATATTGTGTAATTTCTGGTTATGCGGGCGCTGGTAAGTCAACACTAGTCAAGGTTATTATAGAAAATCTCCCTGGAATTGATCCTGAAGAAGATGTAGTCTATGCTTGCTATACAGGCAAGGCCGCACAAGTTCTTCTTAAAAAAGGTAATAAAAATGTAACTACTCTCCATAAGCTTCTTTATGAAAGTATTCCAAAACCAGATGGCACTTTTTTTAGAAAACCAAAAGAAACAATTGATTATGATGTAGTGGTAGTAGATGAAGTATCTATGGCACCTAGAACTTTAATGGAACTTCTTTTTCGTCATGATTGTTTTATTATTTGTTTAGGAGATCCATTTCAGTTACCGCCTGTTGATAAAGACCAAGACAATGGATTGCTTGCACATCCCAATATCTTTTTAGATGAAATCATGCGGCAGGCATTAGATTCTAATATTATTCGTCTTTCTATGAAAATTAGACATCAAGATAAGATTGAGTATGGGAAAGAAGATGATGCTATTGTTATGCCATATGACAAATTAACTACTGGAGTTCTAAAATGGGGAGACCAAATTTTAGTTGGAACGAATAAAACTAGAATTAATATTAATCAAACTCTTCGTAAAATGCAAGGTAGAGGACTTGAACCAGAAGAAGGAGATAAAGTAATTTGCTTAAGAAATTACTGGAATAATTTAGCTACCAATGATGACCCACTTGTAAATGGAACGATAGGATGTATTTCAAATTTATATACATCTTATAATCATATTCCACCTTATTGTGGAGGTCAAACTATTCCAGTATTATATGCTGATTTTATGTCTGATAGCGATGCTGATTTTGGTACATTAAATATGGATAAGCATCAAATTGTGACAGGTGAAAGAAGCCTTGATGCAAGAACTATTTATAAATTAAATTCAAGACGACCGACACAACATCTCGTACCAATGGAATTTACTTATGCGTATGCTATTACGACACATAAGGCACAAGGTAGTGAATGGGATAAGGTTGTAGTATTAGAAGAAGGTTTCCCTTTTGCTCGTGAGGAACATGCAAGATGGTTATATACAGCTGTTACAAGAGCTAGTGAACAGTTAGTATTAGTGAGGTAAAAATATATGAATGAAATTAAAATAAATTTTTTTAATTGTGAAAATTGTATTCATAAAAATGTTTGTAAACATACTGAAATTGATGCGCCAGAATTTATAAACAAAATAACGGGATGTATTGATAACTTTTCATATGATAAAAGTTATTTATATATACGAATTGCATGTGAAGAATTTCAGGCTTTACCACAAGTTCCACGTGGTTATTGACAAAATAAAAAATATATGTTATAATTATATATATCAAAATAAGAAGAGAGAGGTATAAAAATATGCGATACGGAAAAGTTATTAAAGGTCAGTATATTGGTAGAGAAGGCAAATTTACTAAACCTAATCATCTTGGATTAGTAATGTTTTATCCAAAAGAGGGCGAATATCCTTATCGTGTATGTTTAAATAAGAATGATGTTAAAGAGGTGATTAAATGATTCGATTCTCTCCTCACAACCATACGGAAATGTCGAACTTCCGTTTACTTGATTGTATAAATAAATTACCCGACCTTATAAAGAGGGGAAAAGAAATTGGATTGGCTGGGCTAGCTGTTACGGACCACGAAACAATAGCGCAGTCTATTCGTATTTGTAAATTACAAAAAGAAAATCCAGATTTTAAAATTGCAATAGGCAATGAAATTTATTTGACAGATACTCGTGATAAAGGAATTAAATATTATCACTTTATATTAATAGCAAAAGACGCAGTTGGACATAAACAATTGCGACAGTTGTCTTCAATAGCCTGGATGAATTCATATTGGGACCGCGGTATGGAAAGAGTTCCTACTTTGAAATCGGAACTTGCGGCGGTTGTCAAGAAAAACCCAGGTCATTTAATAGCAACGTCCGCATGTTTAGGTGGAGAGCTTTCTAGTTGTATTGTAGAAATGGAACACGCTAGAAAGATTGAAGATACTGAAACTGCAAAAAAGAAACATCAACAAATAAAAGATTTTATGTTCTTTTGTGATGATTTATTTGGTGATGATTTTTATGTGGAAGTAGCTCCTGGAGCATCCAAAGACCAGATTATTGCGAATAATAAATTAGCGCAGATAGCACAGGTATTTCATAAAAAATTAGTAATTGGTGATGATGCCCATTACTTAAAAAAGGAAGATAGATATATTCATAAGGCTTACCTTAATTCAAAAGGTGGAGAAAGAGAAACAGATGCATTTTATGAATATGCGTATCTTCAATCTGATAAAGATATAAGAAATAATCTTGAACCTTCTATTGGTATGCTTATTGAAGAAATGTATGTTAATAGTATGGAAATGTTTGATAAAATTAAAGTATATGATTTACTTCATAATCAAACTATTCCAAGTGTACCTATTCCTAAAATTAAAAAAACTTATAATACAATATTAAAAAATAAATATCCTGAATTGTATAGAATGACAAATTCAGATGATAATTATGAAAGATACTGGATAGATACTTGTCTTCATAAGTTGTATGAGATGGAAGTTTCATCTAATTATTTTTCTGAATTAGAAGAAGAAGCAAGAGTAAAAAGAATAATAGGTGAAAAACTTGGAACTAATATGTTTAAGTATCCTATTACTCTTAAATATTATATTGATATGATGTGGGAATGTGGAAGCTTGGTTGGAGCAGGGAGAGGTTCCAGTTGTGCCGCATTAAATCACTATCTTCTTGGTATTACTCAACTTGACCCAATTGAATGGAATCTTCCGTTCTTTAGATATATGAATGAAGAACGTGTTGAATTAGGTGATATTGATATTGATATATGTCCATCTAAGAAAGGCACAATAGTAAAGAAGATAAAAGAAGAGCGCGGCAGCCGGTTCAATCCTGATATAGACGAGCTTTCTCGAAAGAACTTAGGTTGTACATTAATAGCTACATATGGCACAGAACAGACGAAATCCGCAGTTCTTACAGCCTGCCGCGGATATAGGAGTGAAGATTATCCTGAAGGTATTGATAATGATGAAGCTCAGTATATAGCATCATTAATCCCATCTGAGCGAGGATTCCTCTGGCCGCTTGAAGATGTAATCAATGGTAATAAAGATAAAGGAAGAGAACCTGTTCATGTATTTGTAAAAGAAGTAAATACATATCCAGGACTTCTTGATATTATTTTTGGTATTGTTGGACTTGTAAATAAACGTAGTAGCCATGCTTCAGGCGTTATTCTTTTTGATGAAGACCCGTATGAATTTGGATGTTTTATGAAAACTCCAAAGGGCGAAGTTATTACTCAATATGACTTACATGATTGTGAAGCAGCAGGTCTTACTAAGTATGATTTCCTTGTAACTGAAGTGCAGGATAAACTTGCACAGGCAATTAGATTTTTACAGGAAGATGGAATGATTGAAGATTATGGAACTAATCTTCGTCCTGTATATGATAAATATTTTCATCCAAATGTTTTACCTTTAGACGATAAAAGAATTTGGGATGCAATTCAAAATGGTAGTGTTATAAATGTATTTCAGTTTGACTCTGAAGTAGGAAGTCAAGCTGCTAAAAAGATTAAACCGAAAACAATTCTTGAGTTATCAGATGCTAATGGTCTTATGAGATTGATGACCGCAGAAAAAGGTGCTGAAACTCCTATGGAAAAATATATTCGGTTTAAGAACAATATTGATTTATGGTATAAAGAAATGAAATCAGCTGGTATCACAGAGGACGAACAACATTATCTTGAACCATATTTCAAGTCTTCATATGGTGTACCTCCTTCACAGGAACAGTTGATGTTGATGTTAATGGATAAGAATATTTGCGGTTTTACCTTGGCAGAAGCAAACGCCGCCAGAAAAATAGTAGGTAAAAAGCAAATGAGTAAGATTCCAGAGTTGCATCAAAAGATATTAGATAAAGCATCTTCTCCGATACTTGGTAAGTATGTATGGGAGAACGGAGTCGGTCCTCAGATGGGGTATTCGTTTTCAATTATTCATGCTCTTGCTTATAGTTTTATTGGTTTTCAAACTGCTTATATTGCAACACAATGGAATCCAATTTATTGGGATACTGCTTGTCTTGTTGTTAATAGTGGTAGTCTTGAAGATGAACAAGAAAGAGAAGAACAAAATAAACTAATTGAGCAAGTAGAAAATTATATTGCTAGATTTGGAGATGACTTATCTCAAGAAGATTATGAAGATTTAATAAAAGACACTAAAAGAAAAGAACAAGCTACTGATTATGGTAGAGAAGTCAAATTTTTATAATTAATATTTTCTATTTTTTATATTATATATCAAAAAATATTAGGAGGATATATAATATGGAATATTCAAATGAAATAAAACAAAGAATTTTATAGTTAAGATAGCAAGGAATTGGAGTAACGCAAATAGGGAGAGAATTAAAAATAGATAGAGGAGCCGTTTCTCGTTTTTTAAAATCTCAAGGGATAAGTACAGAAAGAAACCCAATTCAAAAAAATATTTTTCATATCATTGACACAGAAGAAAAAGCATATTGGTTAGGTTTTTTATATGCTGACGGATATATAAATAAAATACAAGGACAAGTAGAAATCGGTTTACAAGAATCAGATTATTAGCACTTATAGAAATTAAAAAAATTTTTAAAATGTAATAACAAAATATCTTATAGATAGAAAACACATTCTTATAGATTAAATTTTTGTTGTAAAGAAATTACTCAAGATTTAATTGATAAAGGATGTGTACCTCAAAAATCTTTAATTTTAAAATTTCCAACAAATGAACAAGTTCCATCCGATTTAAAAAGACATTTTATGAGAGGTTACATTGATGGAGATGGATGTTTATGTTATACAGATAAAACTTATTTTTTTGGTTTTACAAGCACTAAAGATTTTATTGAGGAAGCTATTAAATTTTTTAATTGGAAAGAGTGTAAATTAGATAACTCTGGTCAAGCGTTTACTTGGAGATGTGCAGATAAAAAATTAGTTCCAATATATTTAAATAAGTTATATAAAAATTCAATTATATATTTAGATAGAAAATATTAGAAATATAAAAAAATGACGTTGCCGTTTATTAAAGAAATTTAATAAAATATTATCGCGGAATTAAGCGGGAAGGCTAAGTCAGAAATGATATGCTAATCCGAACCGAAGACTATAGGAACTATAGTCAGGGGCAACGCATAGGGAGTGAAAAGATATAATCTCCCCACGAGGCCGCGACACCTAAACGTAAAGACGTAGGCGAAAAGGTATGCTAAGCTGGATTGGAATTGACCAGTCGTTAAAATGAGGGAAACCTCCAGAAATAAAAGATAAAAAACTTTTATGATAATATAACTGAAAATAGCAAAAGCTATTGGTGAAATAATCGGGGATGGAATTAAAATATCATTAGTAGATATAAATAAATCCGATTATGGTTTTAAACCAGACGTTAAAAATAATCAAATTTTGTTCGGTATGAAAGCATTAAATGGAGTAGGTTCTCCTATTATCGAACAAATAAAAGCGAATAGACCTTATGTATCTTTTAAAGATTTTCTTAATAAATGCCCTCTTAATAAAACTGCAATGATAAGTTTAATTAAAGCTGGAGCATTTGATAATCTTGAGCAAGATACAAAAGAGATTGAACCTAGAATTTTTATAATGGCATACTATTTGTCATTAACTTCAGAACCAAAAAAGAAATTAAACTTACAAAATTTTAGTGGTTTAATTAATTTAGATTTAATACCTCAAGAACTTTCTTTTCAAAAAAGGGTATTCAATTTTAATAAATATTTGAAAGCGTATAAATGGAAAGAAAATAATATAAATTATTATTATATTCCACATGAATATGCAATTAAATTTTATCTTAATAATTTTGACCCAGATACTATCGATAAAGTTTCAAATGGTATCCCTATGATTGAACAAAAGAACTGGGAAAAAATTTATCAAAAAGTAATGGATACTGCTAGAGATTGGTTAAAAGAAAATCAACAGCAGTTATTAAAAGAAGTAAACCAAAAACTGTTTAAAGCAGAATGGGATAAATATGCAATGGGCAATATTTCTGCATGGGAAATGTCTTCATTATGTTTTTATTATCATGACCATGAATTAAAAAATATTAACAATAGAAAATATGGAATTGTAGATTTTAATAATCTTCCTGTAATTCCTGAAGTAGATTATTTCTTTAAAAGAAATGGAGTTCAAATTCCTATTTATAAATTATGTAGAATCGCAGGAACAGTAATTGGTAAAAATGACACGCGGCATTCGGTTGTATTACTTACTACATCTGGAGTTGTGAACGTAAAGCTGACTAGAGATTATTATGCAATGTTCAATCGTCAGATTAGTGAAGTGAATGATAAAGGTGAAAAGAAAGTTAAAGAGAAAGGCTGGTTTACCAGAGGAACAAAATTATTAGTTACTGGATATAGAAGAGATGATACTTTTGTAGCTAAAAAATATAAATCTACTGGTGGGCATCAATTATACAAAATTATTGAAGTAGCCGGTAAGAATATTTCTCTAACAGCCACTCGTTATGGAATGGAGGAAAGCAATGAGTAATTAGAAATATAAGTTAATAGCATTATTTGGAGAATCTGGGAGTGGAAAAGATTTCGCTCTCAGAGAACTTCTTCAAACTAGTTTCGGTCAAGATAATTTATTCAGAGTAGTTTCTTATACTACACGGCCGATGCGTAAAGGAGAAGAGGCTGGAGTCAACTACCACTTCTTACCAACGGCCGCAGATTTCTTTGCTAAAGAATTGATAGAACATGTAGAATTTCGAAATTGGTTCTATGGTAGTGCTATTGATAATTTAAATAAAGATAAAATTAATATAGGTATATATGATATTCGACGTATTCAACAAATTATAAAGAATGAAAATATTGAATGTTATCCCATCTATATTAAATCATCTGATAAAACTAGATTAATGCGTCAATTACAACGAGAGGAATCTCCTGATTGTGATGAGATTATTCGACGTTTTATTGCAGATAAAAAAGATTTTATTCCAGTTATATATAATACAACAGGCTTTGATTTTGTTACTATTGAAAATAACGATAATAAATTTACATTATTAAATAATATTATTTCTTATATTAAAGAAAATGTTTTAAAATAATAAGGACAGAATGAAGTAATAAAGTCTTTATTATTTTAAAATATTAATATCAAACAGAAGGAGAAATTTAAAATGCAATCAACATTTTTTGACGCAAATCAAAGAATTATAAAAAATATAGAAGAAAATATGCCACCAGAAAAAATTATTTTTTATACAACAAATTGCCCTAGATGTCAGGTATTAAAAAAGAAAATGGATGCACTGGGAATCAAATATAAAATATAGGATGATATAGAAGAAATGATGCTATGGGGAATTCAAACAGTCCCTACACTAAGAATTGAAAAACAATTATTAGATTTCTCTCAAGCTGTAAAATGGTTAAAGGAGTACGAGAAGAATGAAAATTGATATTAAATTAAGTAAGAACTTTGTGACACAATATAATAAACTGCAAGGAGAGTTCGGAACAGACATCGCTAGAATTAATGGATTTGACGATGCTCAACTTAGTTATACAGATTTCATTGATAATTTTATTGATGAGACTACCGTAGCAGATGCTTCTATTGATGGAAATAGTAATGTAACTAAGAAAGATATAGTAACATTACTCTCAGAAATGCCAAAACCTCATAGAAAATTATTAGCTTTTAATAAAATTTATTACGAGATTCAAAAGAAATATGGATTTAAAGCTGCCAATACATGGCTTAGAATGGAATGGATGGGACAGCTTTATATGCACGATGCAGACACATCGACATTTAAACATTATTGCTTTGCTTATGATTTAAAAGATTTGGCAGAAAAGGGTCTTTATTTCATTGACGGAACATTTAATGCTAAACCGCCAAAACATTTAGAAGTATTTGTAGACTTTGTAAAAGAGTTTATTGGTTTTGCTAGCAATAGAAGCTCAGGTGCAGTTGGTTTACCAAACTTAATTCCTTATATGTATTATTTTTGGAGGAAAGATGTAGATAATAATTATCTTGGAATTACATCTAGTGATAATGCAGAAAACTATGCTAGACAAAATTTTCAACGTTTTATCTATGCTGTGAACCAGCCTTATACAAGAGATGGACAGCAGTCCGCATTTACAAATACTTCAATCTTTGATAGACCTTATTTTGAAGCATTGTTTGGAGGTTCAGAATTTCCAGATGGTTCTTTTATGATTGATTATGAAGAAGAGATTATTGATTTCCAGAGAATATATATGGAAGAAATGGCTCATATTAGAAAAGAAAATATGTTTACATTTCCTGTTAGTACAATTTCTCTTTTAAGACAAAAAGGAGAGTTTGTAGATAAGCCCTTTGCAGAATGGGCTATCCGCCATAATATGCAATGGAATGATAGTAATATTTTTGTAGATGATTCAGTAAATAGTTTGAGTAATTGTTGTAGGTTAAAAAGTGATATACGAGATTTAGGTTATTTCAACAGCATCGGGGGAACGGCTCTTAAAGTAGGAAGTGTCAAAGTTTCTACAATTAATCTTGCAAGGTTAGCTCTTGATACAACTTCAGAGGAAGAATATTTAGCCGAGCTTGAGCGCAGATTAGAGACTAATTTACAGGGTTTAGATGTAGTACGACATATTATCAAAAGAAATGTAGAGAAAGGGTTACTCCCTAATTTTAAACACAGACTTGTAGATTTTGAACACTTATACAACACCATTGGCTTTATTGGAGTGTATGAAACAATGAAGAAGTTCGGATACACAAGAGTAGATGAATTCGGAAATACTTTCTATACAGATGAAGCTCTAGCTTTCGGACAGAAAATTTTTGAAACAATGCGGGCGGCAGCCGATAGATTTATAGAAAAGAACCAGTGTGATTATATGATTAATACTGAACAAATCCCCGGTGAATCAGCGGCCGCAAAACTAATAAAGAAAGATAAATTCTTTTATCCAAATGCAAATATATATGATTTACCTCTCTATGGTAATCAGTTTATGCCTCTTGGTATTAAGACAACTCTCCAAGAAAGAATTAAAGTACAAGCTATTTTTGATAGATATTGTAATGGAGGTTCAATTCTTCATGCTAATATTGATGCACCTTTTGATTCTTTTGAAAAGGCATGGAAGATGGTTAATTATATTGCAGACCAAGGTGTAACTTATTTTGCATTTAATACTAAGATTCAAGCATGTGAAGATAACCACGCTTTTTATGGAACTACATGTCCAGTATGTGGTAAGCCAATATATACAGAATATACTCGTATCGTAGGTTTTTATACTCCTATTAGAACATGGAGCAGAGAAAGAAAACATGAATATGGTATGAGGAGATGGGAAGCAATAAATAAAACAGCTGAGGAGATTAATTAATGATTATTAAAGGAATTATTGATGAAGATTTTGTTAATTATAAAAAACCTGCTATGGTAATTGAATTTCCTTATTGTGACTTTAAATGTGATAAAGAATGTGGAAAGTCAATTTGTCAGAACAGTTCTCTTGTTAATGAACCTAATATTGAAATATCTTTTAATAATATTTGTTCGAGATATTTGTTTAATCCTATTACAGAAGCACTGATATTTCAAGGATTAGAACCTCTTGATTCACCATCAGATGTATATAATTTGATTTTTACTTTGAGAAAAAGGTTTAATTGTTATGATGATATAGTTATATATACAGGCTATAACAGAGATGAAATCATACCTTTAATAAGTAAACTTAGATTATTTAAAAATATAATTATCAAATATGGTCGTTATATCCCAGACCAAGAATCGCATTATGATGAAGTCTTAGGTGTAAATCTTGCATCTGACAATCAATACGCAGAAAGGTTATAATAATATGAAAGTAAAAATCTCAGAGGATATAGAACTTGTAAATTAGATAAGGGCAAAGTTAAAAGAACGAAACGGACTTTGCCCTTGTAAAATAAATGATGTTCCAGAAAATCATTGTATGTGTAAAGATTTTTTAAATCAAGAATTAGGAGAATGTCATTGCGGATTATATATAAAAACGGAGATATAAAATGGAAACTAAGAGTCAGCTTTCTTTAGGGACATTATATGAAGCCAATAAGCGATTAATGTCGAATAAAGAAATATTTAAACCAATGAATATATTGGAAATAGGTGGAGCACAGGCAAAAATTGAAGATTTTTTTAATATGAAATGTGATAATTATGCAATGTTATATTGTAAAGACTTGAGTGATATAACTATATTTCATATGTATGAAAAACAAAATCCTAATCCCCCAGCTTTAGCAGCAAAAGAATGTATTGGTTGTTGTACAGATAGAGGAGAATTACTATCAATAGAAGAACAGCCAGATGGAAACTTTGAAATTTGGATTAGGATAAATGATGAGCCTTATGTTTATTACCTATTTCCATATGATAATGCTGTCATAGAAGTTTAAGGAGAAACATTATGAGAGTTTTTTGTAATATTTGTTTAGGAAATTATATACAGAATGTAAGTATTATAGATGATAAAGGTTTAGTTAGAATTGAAAAAGTACCTACTCCTGATTTACCAGTATTCTTTTCTGAATTAAAAGAAATAGATGAGATTACTTTAAAAGGCCCAGATACTTATATTAAAAAAGTTCAGAAAGATACGGAATATCAAGTAGATAATACTAGATCTATAAAATTTATTTTACAATCACAAAAAATTATGATATAATTATTTTAATAAGAGTTAAAAGGAGATTTAAAATGAGTTGTTATTTAATTAAAGTAACTGAACAATATAGATGTGATACAGAAGCAGAGGCTGAAGTTCTTATTAATGAAGCAAAAGAAAGTGGACAGTATACTGTTGTAAAATTAAGTAGTGAAATTAAAACTACAAAAGCAAAAGGTGAAGTAGTAGACGAATGGAGAAGAGTTCTTATTACGAAAGAATTTACTTCTGAAAAAGAACCTACAGAACAAATTACTGTTGTATATGGAGAGGATGAATAATGGAAAAAAGAATTGTAAGACATTTTCCTATTAAAATCAAGAGGTTAAATGAAAGGGCTGTTATTCCTACTCATGGAAGTGATGCGGCTGCCGGTTATGACTTGTATTCATGCCTAGATAAATCTATATCAATCCCGCCGCATGAAACGATAAAAATTGGAACTGGTATTGCAATGTCTATCCCTAATAATTGTTGGGGTGGAATTTACCCAAGAAGTGGATTAGCTACTAAACAAGGATTGCGACCTGCCAATTGTGTCGGTAAATAAAAATATTTTTTGATTTCATCGGACAAATCAGATTATTTTGACTTATATAATTTTCAAATATAATATCAAATAAAAAGGAGAAAAAATATGGCTAAAAAAATTAATTTTGGTTCCGATGAAGAATTTATAAAAAATTATGAAAATTTAAAAAGTTCTCGTAAAATGGCAGAACTTTATAACTGTAATAAAACTTCTATTTTAAATCATGCTAAAAAAATTAATTATGATGTAAGTTCTAATAAAAAATATAAGTTATCTAGTGAAGATAAAGAATATATTAAATAGAATTATAATAATATGACTTCTACTTAGTTAGCTTAGAAATTTAAAGT